TCAACTTTGCTATAGGAGCTTTACAATTCGTTAGCCAGTTCTGAGTAAAAGAAGGTTCCTTAGTCTTCTCGGTCAGAGGGTAAGGTATCTTAAGCTTATTAAAGGCTTTGGCGATTGATCGAGCTGCCCATATATCTATATTAGTACCCGCGCTCTTTTTGATTTTCAACAGTGCCTGCTTTTCTTTTTTAACAAATTCTTTTTTAAGTTGATGGGCTCCATCAAGATCAACTCTAACTCCTTTAGCTCGCATTTGAATCAGGAGAGGCAAGAGCTCCATTTCCAGCTCCCAGACATCTGATAAATTCTGTTTTATAATTTCTATTTTAAAACGTTGCCAAAGTCTTAACGTCAAAGACGCGTCCTGTTCAGCATAAGGACCCACAAACTTAGGAGGGAGTTTATACATTTCTCCTTTAGCATCGATACCCCATTCCTTGGCTGCTTCTTTTAACCCAGCTTCTGATTTAAGTTCGGACAGGTAATCCATGGATAATGAATTTAAACTATAGTTTCTACGATTCTCATCAATGATAGCTGCAGCAATCATGGTATCAGCAATCTTTCCATAAACAACAATGCCGTGAGCCCTCAGCCATCCAATATCGTACGCTGCATTATGAAAGACTTTAACTCCTGGAGCTCGACACACATCTTGCACCCAGTTCAAAACCATTTTAGCATCCATGTTACTTCCCGCTTCGTGAGAGATAGGATAATAGCCCTTGAAACCGTCGGTCGCGACAGACACCCCGATGATGTTACCATTCATGCTCGGCCAACCAGGGCCTTTGGTTTTAATATCAGGATCTTTGGTTTCTAAATCAATGGCTATAACCTCAGCATCCTTAAGATTGGGATACTGACTGGGTGTCGTCCAGTCGGACTCTTGAAAAGTGAAGTTAATTTGATGAGTCATCTAGTTCTATTCCAATTTTAGCGTAGTGAATAACTTTTAGATAACGATCTTTGGTGGTTTCCCCGGGCTTGGTGCGTGTTGCATATTTTATAATGTTAGAATCAATATTATTGAGTTTGTTTTTATAACAATAAACGACCGGCTGAATCGCCAGACCCAAATAATGTTTTCCACCTGCTTGATAATCTAACGCTTTTTTAGACGCCACACATTCCTTCGCATTCGTTTTCAAATAAGTTCAATTGATTGTCTATTTTTTTATTTTTTAAAAGTTTATTAAAATCAATATCGCGCAAAGGAATGCCTTTACGATGAAGGTATCTTTTTATCTTAGGATCTTTAGCAGAACTTCTAATCACGTCGTCAATCTCGCAGGCTTCTTNAAATTCTGANGGNGCTTGAGTTTTGATTTCATTCCATAAAGTATTATCATGATAGGGACAACCAATACAAGAACTTTTTGCAGGAGTCCGATAATTTTTTCCATTGTACCATTCCAAACAATCTTTTCGTGTCATATTCTTATCAATTAAAGGCCAGGTATTTTGAATCCATTTTTCTCTGGAAGGTTTCATACGTGTAGCTTCATCTCGTGAAATTCCGACCCAGACTTCCACCCACAAGTCCCTGGGGAATCGCTGCCTGTGTTTAAGATCTAAAAGATGACGGATCTGCCTGTTAATAGGAGTAATCTTGTAATTCCGTGTGCATTGCCTTGGACCAATTCCTATTTTACCGGTAGCTGTATTACGGGCGAAAAAAGGAATGTGAAGAAAACCTTTTGCCTTGGTAACTTCATCAACCATATCTTGTTTAATGTTGCCTGATTTCAAGTGATTTTTACAAACAATGACAGGAAAACTTAACTGGGATTTGAGCCACGCAAGATGATCGTACACTTTACGGGGCTCCCATCCCGTGTCTGCGAAGATCGCATAATCTGGTTTGTGCTCAAAGGCTCCCTCATCAGCCATAAGTGCCATCGTGGATGACTGCACCCCAGCTCCCAATGATAGAATCCTTAGCTTTGGACTCCCTGAATAATCCCAACTGCCTTTAGCTACTACCATGATGCTCCTTTATAAACTGATTATAGAGCCGTGCCAATGGGAAAAAGTATTCATGATAAGAACGTAGAATATGTAAGCTTTCTTTTGCCCGTGTCACAGCAACATACCATACCCTAGATTCAGAGCTCCGCGCAAGCCCTACTTTGTTTTCAAAATGAGCCGGCCAATTAGCCTTTTCATAAACACAGACGTGTTGAGCTTCTCCTCCCTTGATTGAATGAATAGTATCAATAACAATATTCGAGGCTAAGGAGAGATCAATATTCTTTTCTATAATTTTTTCAAAATATTGTTTGTCGATTTCGGAGAAATTGCGATTAAAAACTTGTTGCCATTTATGGGGAGTAGCTAGTAAGCCTCCGAATGTACGCAAAAAATCAAGCGAAAAGGGTTTGTCATCACTTAAATTTTTCCAGCGTTTACTTTCTGTGGATCTCCACCCGTAGGCAATTTCATTGATGTAAGTATAAATAATTCCAGCTTCTTCTTTTTTAACATTGCCTCCTTCTTCGAGTCTTTTCCAATACTGAATAGCATTCCATTTATTCAGGTCGAAAGAATGTTTGCCTTTGGTGTTTTGAAAGAATACTCCATACAGTCGAGCAAGTCCTTCAAGCTCTCTTACAAGTTCCTGCGTACGCCCTAGAATTAACCAAGTTCCCTTGCGCTCTTTCATTTGTTCAACTATATCTTTGAACCGTGCGTGGGTTTGGATTGATCCTTTTTGATCGGAGGCTATAAATTTTTTATCAACCCGTGGTTTAATCATAGTGGAGATGTAACCACTGAAGTCATGAATAATTTGGGGTAAACGAAAAGACTGTGTTAAGATATGCGTTCTCCCAGGAAAACCAAGATAATTTTTTACTTCGGCACCATTCCATTCAAAAATAGCTTGATCATCATCTCCAGCAATATAGATTCGATCCGCTCTCTGTGCTAGCTTATAAATCATTTTCCATTGTAGGGGAGTTAGGTCCTGGGCTTCATCCACCATTAAAATTTTTAAATAGGGAGCTTCTTCCTTATCTATGAAATGAGTAATCATATCTGTAAAATCAACACGATGGTTCTCTTTAAATAATTCATATTGACGGTATATCAGTTGAAAGCGCGGAAGCGTAGCTCGTTTAAAAACTTCCTCTACAAATTGTTGTTCCGGAGGAATTAATCGATTCCTTGCTTTGTCATAAACTCTTAAAGACCAATCATTAAAGACTTGGATCCCGTCGTAGTTTTCGTAAGCGGGTTTAGCCAATCCTAAATTTTCAGCGAATTCTACCATGTCTACTTGCGGGTCAATAACTGGAAGTTGTTTTCTAAATTGTCTACAGAAGCTATGAATCGTTCTAAAATTCTGAAGATCATCNTCATTACANTCTGGNAATTGTTTTTCAGCACGGACCCTTGCTTCATTAACTGCTTTGTTTGTGAAAGACACGTAAGCAATTTCCTTCGGAGTAATTCCCCGATTAAACCATTTATCAAGCCGGTTTAAGAGAGTGGTGGTCTTTCCAGTTCCTGGAGGACCAAAGATCTTAATCGTTTTGTTTCCTAACATTTAATTATGTAGCTTCTCTTTCCTGGGGGTGAACTGCCTTCTCAACTTACCGGCCAAGGAGGGTTTAATTTTTTCATTAATCAAAAACTTGAATGCGTTTTGATTATCAATGTAAAGTGTCTTATTTAAATCCAAAGTTTCCCATACCCTAGTGTACCCATTAATAACCCATCTTGAATTGTTTGGACTGTAAGCATGTTCAAGCCAATATAATCCATTGGAACTTTGTGGTTTCATAAAAGGACAGTGGCTTGATAATGGACTTATCCAAAATGGATTGGGATTTTCAAACCAGAGAAACATTTTAAGTAGAAACAGATTTAGACTAGGTGCTTTATCTTTTGTTTTGTTATATCTAGGATCAATTTTATTAATCCAACGTAACTCATAGTATTTTCTGAAGTATTCGTTTTTAAGAAAACCTAATTTCTTACTGCTAATATATTTTATTTTATTTTTATTAAATATCTTTTTGGGATGTTGATTAAATCTTTTACCTTTTTCTACCTTAGATGTTCCGATATAAACAATATCTTTTTTATAGATTTTTTCACAATCAACATCTTTCTTATTTACTAAGAAATAAATCAGAGGTTCTTTTTCAATATTAAAATCTAATGCCATCCAACTTAATCCCCTTCCTTTTCGAAAGGAGCTTTGACTCGCTTAAATTTGACATGGGACCTTTCTATAACTGGCTCGTCCATTTTCTTGCATAGCCATATGTATTTTAATTTAAGTTGGTCGGAATAATCCTGTTTAGTGCATCCATTTTTCTTAAGCATGCTAATGATTTCAAATTTTTTAGCAGCTTTGTCTGACTTTTTAATAAAGCGTTCGAAAGTACGATATTTAAAGACAATAGTTTTTTCATGAAGGTACCACATCTCTGCTTCCACTTGAGAAGGATTGTCGGCTTGTTGGGTTTCTTGAGTAAATTGAATCATCGTATCTTTAAAGTCCTCTTCTGCTTCATTACTTTCATCGTAGCCTTCGATAGGTTGTTGCATAGCTTTAAGTTTATTTAAAAATACTCTATAATCTTTGTCTTTTACTTTTTGCCAAACAATATCTGCTTGATCAAATAACTGCTCCGATAGTAGTTGTTGTTGATTAAGTTGTTTTCCTGTAAGCTCTACTGTTTTTTTATCAATCGTTAAAAAATAAATAGGTGGTTTAGTTTTTAAAACCTGGAATGAATCCATCGTCGGCATGTAATCAATGTTCTCAATGCCGTATTTTAAAGTTTTGCAAACTGCTGAATTGCAATGATTCTTCATTGGGGCATCACTACATTTATAAGTATACTCCTTTTTCTCGTACTGACTGATCAGAGCCTGAACTTCCCTGTCAGGCAGAGGACGAGCGAAACCTTCGTTTCGTTCCCATAATTCTTTTTGCCATCCTTCTGGATTCCTTTTCTTAGCTAAGGTTGCAAAAGCGGTTAATGCATTGTTTCTAAAACCGTTTTCGCAACCATTCCTGATCAAAGCTTGAAGACAGGGAGGGTATTGATTAAATTCCTCTTCTACTGGGAAACCGTCGCTAGCTACTTTTAAGGCTTCGAATGTTGATTTAGATATTCGATATCGTTCTATCCAGGTAAAAAACTCTGCAATAGAAATGCCCATACCATTGTCGTGAATCGCATGGCGCGTTGTTTGGGCTGCTCGTTGATAAGGGACGTTTAGCCAGTTCCCTA